TGCGCCAAGTTGTGTGATGATGGATATTTTGCGTTTATTGCGGCGGATATTATCCGCGAAAGGGAAACAACATGACAGGCTACAAATCGAAGAAAGAGATGGCACGGGACAAACTGGACGATGACATCCAAACCTACACGCGCCCTTGGGTGGGGCTAACAGATGAAGATATTTTTGCCGCTGTTAGACATCTTTACGGCACTGCTGAATCGGCGTTTATAAGCCGCATTGACGACATTGCAACAGCCCGAGCGATAGAACAACATCTTAAGAGTAAAAACACATGAGAAAACCAACCCAAGAACGAGTCCGTGACCTCCTACGCAAGTACGAGGACGGCCTGACTACCCTAGAGGTGGCCCGGTACATCATGCTGGACGCCAGCAACACCAAACGAGCTTTGGAGGCCATGCCAGACGTGTACATAGACCGCTGGGTACACCGTAATGGCTCAGGACGAGGCCCATGGCGAGAAATCTGGTGCGCCGCCAAAATACCCGAAAACTGCCCACCACCTGAAAGCAAAACCCATGACACCAATCGTAGTAAGCGACAAAGTACGACCCATGCACCCATTCAAACTCTGCAATAAGTGTGAAGAGAAGAAACCCCCAGAAGGAGGCATCGAGCTTGGCGCCAAGTGGATATGCCACCCCTGCTGGATCAACCGCAACTCAAAAAAAGGCAAAAAATGAACCCTCCATTAAACGAAGAAGAGATATTGGCTATCCATGAAGAGGCTGCAATCATTGAAGACATAATCAAAAAGCGTGCTGTTCTTCTTGCAGAACATTTCAATGGCGTAGTAGTCGTCAACGTAATCTTGAACGCTGGAGTTAGTCTGCTTGCTGGTGGGCTATCCACCATTGATGATGAGACAGAACGAATAGCAGCCACGATTAAAATTTTTACGGCTGTTATAGCCAAACTCAAGCTAGAAATGGTAGAGCATGCCGCAGACAGCATCATCAGGAAAGCAATGAAGAAATGAAACAAGAACTTAGCCCCCTTGCCCGCCAGATCATGGGCCACGCCAACATAATGCCCATGTACACCCAAAAGGAGTTCGACGCCGCCCTCACCGAGGCAAAGGCTGAGATCATGGCCATCGCCATCCAAACCACCAAGCAGGCCATCCTGATCGAGCGCGAAGAGTGCGCCAAGCTGGCCGACGAGTGCGTGAACATAGAAGAACTCGGGGAAGCCATCCGCAACCGTATCCCCAGCCAAAGGATGTAACCATGGATCACCCAGACAAAGACTATTGGCTCAACCGCCTAAAGAAAGAACTGCGCAACAAACCCCACGAACAAGGAATGCAAGCCATGAAAGACGCCGCCGACGCAAGACAAGTAGGAGGAGACCACTACCAAGCCCTAGAAGTACAACCATGGGAGGTGATGCAACACCTACTCACAGCAGAGGAGTTCACAGGCTTCCTCAAGGGGAACATCATCAAGTACTCCATAAGACAGGGAAGGAAGGAAGACAGCCCAGAGGATGGACAGAAATGCCTGCACTACATACAGAAACTCAAGGAGATCACAGACGCAGAATGGGCATGATCCCAAACTTTGTGTTAAATTAGCACAAAAGAGAGTCTGACTATAGTAGTCAAATTTAGTAGGAGTTAAGTATGCCCATAGGTAAGAAGTACGGCGGGAGAGCCTCAGGAACCCCCAATAAGGCCACACAGGACGCTCGGCAGGCCATAGCCTCATTTGTCGATGGAAACGCCCACAGGCTCACTGAGTGGCTCGACCAAGTCGCTGAGGGAGTCAAAGTAGTGGAGGTGACCAAGGATGGGGAAACCATCGAGGTGTTCGTGGTGCCACCCAACCCAGCCAAGGCGTTCGACCTGTTCCAGAGCGTAGTGGAGTACCACATCCCCAAGCTGGCTCGTACTGAGCACGTCGGCAATGATGACAAGCCACTGGTGGTTGAGCACCACGTCAACGTCTTTGGCGAGTTGCTAAAGGCTGCCAAGCTCAAGAACCAGTCAGATGCTTATGGGGGCTGATGCCGTCATTGAGGATGTAGAGGCGCTCCAAGACGAGTTCCGTACCCTCAATCCGATTGAGCAGGCTGTCTTCAACTGGCAGTACAAGTGGCACACCCAGCAGATACTCAAGCATCAGGTTGAGCCGCCGGGGGATTGGTGGAGCATCTGGCTCATGCTGGCGGGCCGTGGGGCTGGCAAGACACGCTGTGCAGCCGAGACACTGGCCATCTGGGCATGGGAGGCGCCCAACACCCGCTGGCTGGTGGCTGCCCCCACCTCAGGGGACATCCGTGGGACATGCTTTGAGGGTGAGTCCGGGCTGTTGTCCGTCATTCCACCATGCTTGATCGCCCCAGAGGGCTACAACCGCACCCTACACGAGCTACGCCTGACCAACGGCAGCCTGATCAAGGGCATATCCGCAACCGAGCCAGATCGCTTCCGTGGCGCCCAGTGGCATGGATTCTGGGCAGACGAGTTAGCCGCATGGGACAGACTCCAAGAGGCGTGGGACATGATCGCCTTCTCAGTCCGTCTGGGCAAGCGCACCAAGGGGATCGTCACCACCACACCCAAGCCCAAGCCATTGATCATGGACTTGCTGGGCCGTGAGGGCGACGATGTGGCCGTAACCCGTGCCAGCACCTACAGCAACATCAAGAACCTCGCCCCGTCCTTCCAGAAGCAGATTCTCCAGTACGAGGGCACCAACCTCGGGCGCCAAGAGATACATGCGGAGATCATCGACCCCGAGGAAGGCGGCATCGTCAAGCGGGAGTGGTTCAGGCTCTGGCCTAATGGTAAACCCTTCCCCAAGCTGGAGTTCATCATCCAGTCCTACGACTGCGCCACCAGCGACAAGACCCACAACGACCCGACCGGCTCCATCACCCTTGGCGTCTTCAAGCCATTGGATGGAGGCATGTGCGTCATGGTGCTGGACTGCTGGGTGGATCACCTCACCTACCCGCAACTGCGCCCCAAGGTGATCGAGGAGTTTGAGGTGGTGTACGGCGAGGGCAAAGAGAAGAAGCGCGTTGACCTCCTGCTGGTAGAGGACAAGAGCGCAGGCATCAGCCTGATCCAAGACTTGCAACAGGCCGAACTGCCCGTCCACGCCTACAACCCCGGACGAGCCGACAAGATACAGCGTCTGTCCATTGTGGCCAACATCATCAAGGCTGGGCGTGTCTGGGTGCCTGAGTCTGGCAACCGCAAGGGCTTTGTGCGGGACTGGGCCGAGGGCATGGTCAGCCAGATATGCAGCTTCCCTGAAGGCACCGAGCACGACGAGTTCGTGGACTGCATCAGCCAAGGGCTTCGGTACTTGCGTGATGGGGGCTGGATCAGCATCGACATCCCACGCCACGACCCGTTTGACGATGATGACATTTACGATGCAGAAGAATATAATAAGCGCAGTAAAGCCAATCCTTACGCTGAGTAAGTTTCGTGTAAGCTCAATCCGATTGAGGTTGCTTGATCACATGATGCTTGGCATAATCGCGTCTACACATTGAGGTGCCCATGGCCACACAACCAAACATCGCTCAGATGCAGCAAGCCCTTGCGCAAAATGCATCTCCCAAGCCTGTCACTTTGCCTGACATCCACAAACAGGTAATGGACACAGCCCAGCAAATGGTTGTGGCCAACCCCAAAATGAATATCCAAGCTGCACTTGAACGTGCCGGTAGATATCATGAACAAAAGCATAAATGGGAACACGAGGTTAAGCCGGGACTGATCAAAAGCTTTGGCGCACTGGAGCCTGCTGAGTCTGATGAAAACGCAGTAGCGAAGATGCGCAACACGCCTGAAGTAGTGCAGGCTCGCATCAAACGCGCACATGAATTTTTAGACCAACCCACACCAGCATGGCAGCCGCCTCCTGCTGAGAAGCAAGCCTTTGATCGCATGCGCATCAAAGAAGCAATTGCTGGCTTTCCTGATGTGGAGCAAAGCAAATTCCCAAGGGATGTACCGCCTCGATCAAGCCTATCCCATGTGCATGAGGTATACAACAACCCTCAAAACCGTGAACTGATCAAGAAGCAAATCTTGCGTGGTTTGCCGTTGGGTGGCGAGACGTTCTATGGTTCGTTGTACCCAGTCAAGTTAGCCGCCATGGAAGCAGGCATCCCGCCAGAGAAGTTTGATAGCTGGATACACAGTATTGCCCCAGCCTCTGCACGCAACTCCATTTTGAATGAAATGGCAGTAGGCCAAGCCATTCGTGATGCCCATGCTCATGGCTCTGATCTATCGCCAGCAAGTTTGGCTAAAGTCAGGGAAGAGTTCAAACAAAAACATGGCATTGGCTTGCCCATGATGCCCGTGCATGAAGAAGGCGTGGCTGATGTGTTGCAAAACAACATCAACTTGCGTGAGCACAGCAAAGCCAATATCCCCACCAATTACAAAATCCCAACATATGGCACCCAAAAAGCAGGTGACTTTGCGCACTCATGGGTTGGTGATGTGCATGAAGCCATGGGCGAAACGCTGGGTAGTCAGCATCATCCCTACTTCACAACCGCAGGTGGTTTCAAAAATCCTGAATATGGCGCAGCAGAAGAGCATATGTTGGACATTGCCAAAGAACTGGGCATTCCCGGCGGTATGGCGCAAGCAGGACGCTGGTTTGGCGGCGGTGAATTGACAGGCCTTAAATCGCCTCGTGGTGATGCGCTTGACCTATTAGAAAAACAAGTGGCCTATACCCTGCATCACTCTGGAATCAATCCCACGCCCAAAGAAGTGCGCAACTATGTGTTGCAAATGATCAGCACTGGCAAAGGACACTTGCTGCCTTGGTTCAAGAAAGAAGGCATGCCTGATATGCGTGTGGTCAAAGCCGATGGTGGTGAAGTGAGCCAAGACGAAATGCTGGCCCATGTCATGCTGCACAAGGCAGATGGCGGTGCAGTCGATCTGACCAACGTGGGAGTCGAGGAAGCCCCCGACATGCCGGTGAAGGAGTACATCAGCCCCGGCCCACAACGTGCCGACCAGATGCCAGTCGGTGGCGTGGACATGATCCCCGTGCAGCCCGGCCAACAACTGATGCCCTCACCCAGCCAAGGCGGTATGCCCCAGCCTCCCGGCCAGCCCCCCGGTATGCAGATACCTCAGGACGGCCCACAGAACCCGCTGGCGCAGTTGGGCTCACCCAAGGGAACACCTCCTATGGGAATGCCTCCCATGGGAGCCTCCCCTATGGGTCTCCCCCCTCCCCCACAAGGGGGGTTACCCCAAGGCGTCCAGCCCCAAGGCCCGCAACCTACGTCGATGAGCAGCCTATTGAACCTGACCCGCCAAGGGCAAGCCATGAACGCCATGAAGCCACAGATGGGGATGCCACGATGAACCAAAACGAGTTGCAACGCATACTCCTCATGCCTGAAGGCTTGAGGGCTCAGTATCTTGCTGCTCTGAAGAAGCCCCAGAAGATGTCCGATGGGGGTGGGTTCGGTCGCAAAGCCCAGCGGATCAACCAAGCCACCAGCTTTGGCGATGAGCCCATGGGTAACCAGATTGTCAAGGATGTGGGCGGGAACTGGTTGGGTGGCAATGTTGAGCAAGCATTAAAGCCTTTGGAATTTCTAGAGGCCGCACGCTACCAACACATCAATGATGCGGGTTTTGGTGTGGGTGAAGGATATGGTCGCCCCATGACTCCCGAAGAATTGACCGCTCAAAATGTGCGTTTGAATTTTGAACCCAACAAGGCTTTAAACAAATGGGTGCGAGGCAACCTAACCAACTACGTCAAAAAGCAGATGGGCACTGAGGCCGACCCCGTGCGCAAGTTAGCAGAACAGGGCATCAGTCACTTTCCTATAGCAGAAGACCCCCGCTACTGGGAGCATCACGGCGAATCATCTCGGAATGCATTGAGTGGAAGGCAAGTAAGCAAGTCTGATCTAGCCAAGCAATGGGAGAACCGCAGTGATGCCATGATCCATGGAGACACCGCCAAAGGGCACCAAAACATGATGGGCAGATGGGGGAACCGATACTCAGATAAAGATGCATGGATTAAGAATGCAGCACCTGATACCAAGATATACGAAATTTCAGGTAACCGCCCAGAGGCTGACCTTGGCTTTGACCACATTATGGACGTGCTCAATGAAGACCTAGCAGCGGGCCGCATCCGTCCCGAGCAACTGAGCAAGATCAGCATGGAGCAAGCTGTGCGCCGTGTCTATGAGTACGACCAAGACAAGCTCAAAAAGATGCGCGATGTAGCAATCAAAAACACCGAGGGCATGCCAGTGCATAAGGTGTACGACGATGGCCACAAGTGGATCGAGTTGGCGGCACCTCAAGGCGAAGCTGCTTTATCTGATCTTAGTAGAAAAATTCTGGCCAAACACAAAGCAGAAGGCACTCAGCTAAGTCCGGGTGTTTTGGAGGCAGCAATTAAACAAAATGGAGAAGACAAACTTCGTGAAGCCCTCAAGTATGAAGGCGAAACCATGGGCCACTGCGTTGGAGGTTACTGCCCTGATGTAATTTCTGGTGCCAGCCGCATCTTCAGCCTGCGCGATGCCAAAGGTGAGCCTCATGTGACGATAGAGGTTAAGCCTTCGCATAAGTATTCTTCTGATGAGACAGATAAATTGTCAAATTGGTTTACATTACAGCCCGAAGCGTTACAAGATGAGATAACCCAAGAGGCTACCGCCGCGCATGAGGCAGCTAAACAAGCCAACACCTCAAAAGAAAACAGATATTACTGGGGTATGGCGATGAACGATGCGATCCGCAATCGCGTGGGTGAGATTCCTCCAAATATCGTCCAAATCAAAGGCAAGGGGAACCGCGCACCCAACCCTAAATATTTGCCCTATGTCCAAGACTTTGTGAAGTCAGGTCAATGGGGTGATGAGATAGGTGATTTCCACAATACAGGCCTCAAGACCCTTGATCAAGCATTCCCCAAATATGAGGATGCCAAGCGTTATGGCAAAACCAATCCTGACACCCGCTATGTGACTCAAGCAGATATTGATGCTTATCACAAACAAGTTAATGAAGAGTTGCTAAATGAATATTCCAAGTACCGACTCAAGCCAGACCCTGAGTCTAAAAACACCCTTGGCCGCAATGACTTGATGACCATCAGAGAGTTGGCTGAGTTGGAGTTCCCTGGTGACTTGCAAAAGCAAGCCAACATGATCCGTGGTGCTATGCAAGGCAATACTGAGCCGGGTGCTTATAGTGGCTCAATCTTCCCTCCACTTGAGGAGAAAAAGGGCAGAGCAATGAAAGCTGGCGGCAGCATCAAGCCCGTGGGTTACACTAAAGAAAAAGTTACAGTTTCACCAAGTCTCGACAGGATGCAATACGAACTGATGAGCGTGAAACACTTCAAAAAGGCTAAATGATGGACGAGCTAGACGAAAACATGCCAGACATTCAAGAGAACGACGATGGCAGCGCAGACGTGCTGATGCCTGAGATGAGTATTGACACGGAAGAATTGCCTGATGGCTCGGCAATCGTAACCATTCCCGATGACGGCCCCGAGGTCAACCCTGACTTCTACGCCAACATGGCAGAGGACTTGGACGATCTCGACCTAGGTGATTTGGCATCTCGTTACATTGACCTACTGGAGAACGACAAGAACGCCCGCGAACTGCGCGACAAGCAGTACGAAGAGGGTATACGTCGCACTGGCATGGGCAATGACGCCCCCGGTGGTGCCACGTTCATGGGCGCCAGCAAGGTTGTCCACCCCGCCATGGCTGAGGGTTGTGTTGATTTTGCTGCCCGCGCCATCAAAGAGATGTTTCCTCCAGACGGCCCTGTGCGCACCAAGATTCTGGGCAAGCAGGACGAGGACAAGCAAGAACGTGCCGAGCGCAAGCGCGACTTCATGAACTGGCAGATCAC